GTTTTGGCCAATTAGATGGTTTCCATCTTCTCCCGCTGGCTTGTCAATGTGCGAGCATGAAATCGTAATCGAAGACGATTCCACGCTGGCGTTGTCGCCAGCCGTACCACCCAAGAAATCAACGCCGCCGAATGCGGTTGAAAGAGAGATTCCGTGAGCAGCCTGCAAAAGCGTATTAGCGTGTGCGTTGTCACTGTGCTGGTGGCCTGTCAAGCTCTGCTTGTGGAAATCCGTTGCGCTTGTGGAAATCGTGATACTTGTCAAGATTCCACTACCAACCAACGCGCCAATCGTAGGAGAGATGGTAGGCGCAACCGTAGCCGATTCTGCGACAAACTCCTGCGAATAGTTCGTCATTTCGTCATGTAGTTTGCTCGCAACTTCGTTTCCGGTCGGGCCAGTTGCTGAAGCTCTTTGCGAAACAACTCCACTTGTCGGGGCTTGTGCGGCCCATCCGGTTTGCGTTCCGAAGTTAGTTTGCGTTCCAAATTTGATAGTAGGTTCTGCCATTGTCGTTCTCCTGTTTTTCTAAATCTATTCCATGTTGCTGAATACGGCCCGCATCTGGATGCGGACCTCAAAAAAGACGCGCTCCTGCCCGGCGTCTTGATCCGTCACCACGCTGCGAGTCGTTCGCTCAATCGCTGGGAATGAGGTTGCGTAGAGTCTCCCAAGACCTGCAATGTCGTCGTTGTTGGCTGGGAGGATTCCCATGATAGTCCCGCCTACTTCTTTGGCGATGTTGTCCGATGTGCAAACGGCCATAAACTCGGCATCCATTGTCCACACTCCGCCGTGGCATTCGAGGCGAGTATTGCGTTGAACGTCAACCGCACCTCCGCTGATCTTGAACGTCCACAAGTAGAAGTTGTCTTCCGCTCCAGTCATCTCTCGCGGCATCGTGTCTTGCGTAAACCCTTGAATGCCTTCAATCGTTCCAAGGCCGCGCCCGATGTAGTCAAAGCACGATCGCTCGCACACCTTCCAAGAGTTGACGAATGACAAAACCGCGCTCATGCTTTCACCGCTGTTGCTGTGGCTTGTCCTGCTTCAAATCGTTTTGCGATAGATTCCATGCGTTTCGGCAACCATTCGTTAATGTCGCGATTGCGTAGGTTTTCGATGAACGGCTTGAATGACGGACGGATAGCTATTGAGTGATGAGCCATAGATGTGACAGACGCCATTCCATTTCCGTTTGCGTCAATCGTGTCTGAGCTTTTCCCCTCGCCGTTGTGACGCTTCACCCAAGCCGGTGCGGAAACTTTCCCGCCTGTTTTCTTTGCGAAGTATTCAGCAGCAGGAATCCACGAAGCCTTTAGTTCACCGACGCGGCTTTTGACCTTCTTCACATACGAATCAACGACGGCTTTCCTTGCATATAGCTTTTCGGATGCCTTCCATCGGCCAATAGTGCGCGACCAGCTTCCAGCATTCTTTGAGCGCGAAACGTGTCCGCCTTTTGTTCTATGGGCCATGTGGAATTTCTCAAGCTCGCCTTCAGAAGCGTTTGGCTTGAAGTAGTCTTTATCCACTAGCCAAACCGCGCCAGTGTCCTTCTTTCGAAGTAAGGAATACCCCGGCGCAACTCTCGACCAGTTGCCTTTTTCAGCGTGGTATGGCATTTCGTCGATTGATCCAAACAAACCTCGAAAGTCTCCCTTGCCGGTAAGTTCAGCGCCGATTGCAATTTCTCCGCTTTCCTTTTGCGACTTCGTGTTTCCTGGCTTCTTCCCTTTTGACCACGGTGCCGAATACTTGATGCAGTCGTTTGCGGCTAGTCGCGCAACGTCCCACACCATCCATTGCACAGTAAGACCTACGGCCTTGCCGGTTGCTTGGATTCCGTCAATCGCTCGCTGAATGCCTACTTGGTCAAACTGAATGTCCACGGCTACGGCCCCCGCTTCAAGCGCAGCGTGATCGCGGCCCCGTCATCTGTACGTCCTTCAACGTAGTACCGTCGCCCGTCCACAACCACAACAGACCGAACGGCTGGAATGTCAGTACCGAATGCGCCCTTGGTTGCCACAAACTCTATATCAGCCGTTTGCAAAACGCCGTCAGGATCAAGGTTGTCGCCGTCTGAAATCGTCCCACAAGTGCCAAGAACGGAATGCCTCCCGACAATCAGCGTAGATGAAACGTCCGTTATCGCGTATGCAATATCGCCTTCCATCATCGTCGCAAGATTGTCTGCTAGTCCCATTCGTTTTGCTCCTGTATGGAAAAAGGGCGGGAGGCTTCTAACCTGCCCGCCCCGTAGGCTTGCTATTTAAGCCGTTTGTCGATTAGGCCGACACGATGCGGACAGCCGCCGAACCATTTCCAACCGCCGCGCCCCACAACGCGCCCATGCTCATAAAGTACTTACCGGCGTCAGGCGAATACCACTTGCGAAGTTGCATCGTAAATCCGCTGTCGGGGTCCGTAACGTTCGTGATGTCACCAGCGAACCCGTCAGGCGTGGCAGGAACGCGGGAGGCAATCAACGCCGCCTGCTTGTTCAGCACAACGCCAACGAGGTTCTGCGAGTTGTCGGGCAAGCCGCTGTACTCCATGATCGGAGCAAAGCCGCTCACGCCGGGGATCTGGCGGTAGCGAATAACTTCCGAACCACCATAAGCGTATTGGGCTTGGATAGCCTTGTCCAAGGTCAGGCGCGTAAAGTACGAAGGCTTCAACACCATAGCACGATCCATGGCGGGCCAATTCAGATCGGTGCATTTCTCGGCCAGCAAGGCAACCTTGTCAGCGTTAAAAGCGGCGGCGGTGATCGTTTCCGATTCCGTATAGTTTGACGCGGTGAACAGCGCCCACAGCGTGTCCTGCATTCCCTTGGCAATCAGATTGATGCCGGGCTTTACAAACACATCCATAAGGTTAATCGAAGACTTGCTCCATTCGGTGTCGGTAAACCCGATAACCAAGCCGGACAACGCGCCCAAGGTAACGGTGCGGGCCGAAAGCGTCACGGCTTCGGCACTTCCAGCATAGCCAAGCGTTTCAATATTCGAGACGCCGGTCATCTGCGTGGCGATACGGGTTCCGACGGATGCGCCAGAGGTGGCCACATCGGCTGACAGGTCAGTCGTCACGACGTTCAGAGGAACGAGGTGCGGGACCAACACATCGAGAGACTGTTGCGCGAGTTGCGCGAGATTTACATTGGCGAGGGTACTCATGGATGGTTTTCTTTCTTACTTTTTGAAAGTGATAATTGCCTTGGTTTCGTTCGTGCCGGTGGTGTTAGCCGCAGGCGTCACGGTCATGGTCAGTTCAGACACAACCGCGATAGAACCGAAAACGCTATTCGTGTCGAATGTGGCGGAGGTGCCGTCGGTGTTCTTAACGCGGGAAACAACTGGATAATAGTTGGCGTCAGCAGTCAAAGCCGCGATGCTCAATACCGTATTGTCCAAAGCGTCTTTGATAGCCACGGCGTTCGTCTTGCTCGCAGGGCTGTCGATGTAGATGCTGTAAATTTCGCCAGCCAACACCACGCTGTCCGTCGAAACGTTGGTCGTCACGCTTGACGAACTCAAAACACATTGATCCATCTGCGCGGAAGCACAAGCGACCAAAGCCGCAAACACCGCCAACGCAATAACGATTTTCTTCATAGTCGATTGCTCCATTTTACTTTTTCGCGCTGTGGCGCTGTTCATTTTCCAAAGCCTCCCGATTAGTGCGCCAGAATTTCGTGCGCTCTTTCGGGTCCAAAATCTTATGATAGCGTTGCCAGTAGCTTTCCTGCTCGCCCTCGCCACCCTCGGCAACCGATGCCGCTTTGCCTTCGGTGGCGTCAGCATAAGCCGCAGGAGGATTAGCCAGCTTGGCTTTCAGTTCTGCAATCTCGGCATCCTTCGCGGAGTTGTCTGCCACTGCTTGAGTGTGTAGATTCTGCAAATCAGCAAGCGCGGTGATTTTTTCCTCAACACAAGCCTCGGCGGATGCAACTCGCTCTTTAAGCTCGCCATTCTCGGCCTTGATCTCTTCCAAAATCGCCGCTAAATTCTTATCGCTTTTGAATAGTCCCATTTGTTGCCTCTCTACCTATAGTCAGACTTGCTAGTAGCCGATCCCAATTTCGACGCCAGCTCTACCGCGTCTTCAAGTGATCCAAGGTCATCCACAAGCCCATTTTCAAGCGCTCTCTCGCCCATCATTGACTGACCTCGCAACGCCTCTTTCGCGATATTGCGCGATGCAGAAATGGAACGAATAAACATAGCGTGAATGTCGTTGACTCCTGCTTGCAGGTCTGCGCGTTGTTCGTCCGTCATCTTTGTGCCGGGATAGCCAGCCGCTTTCAAATCTCCGCTTTTGATGAGGTCAACGGCCACTCCTTGAGCGGCGTAGTAGGCGGACAGGTCAAGCACAGGCAAATAGACGCCGATGCTTCCAACCTCCGCAGAAGGAGAACACAGTATCGCACCGGCACCGCTGGCAAGCCAATAGGCGGCGGAGCAACACATCGAATCGGTATAAGCGACAATAGGCTTCTCTTTCGATGCCTCTGCGATAAACGCCGCCGCCTCTGGTACACCCGTCACGATTCCTCCGGGAGAATCGAAATCCAAAACGATTGCATTTATGGTAGTGTCTTCAACCGCGCTTCCAACAATCGCGCGCAATCCGTCAACGTCCACACTTCCGAACATCTCATCCAATGCGCTCGCATCATGGTCGATGATTCCAGAAATTGAAACGATGGCGACACCATCAACAACCTCGAACATCTCGCGCTTCTTTTCTTGCGCCGGTAGTTGCGAAATGGAAAGAGGAACCGCGTTTAGAATCGTGTCGAAAGCGTGAGGGACAATGGCCCAAGGCGTGTGCGATAGGCGGTGGATTCTATTCGGTTGCATTCTGATCCTCCATAACTTGCGGCGGCGGCGCGTCTGCCCTTTGTATCCCCGGTGGGACTTTCACTTGAATGAAATGCTCAAGCGTCAAACGGTCTTCAATGCCCATCGTTTCAAGCTGCTTGTTTGTTTCAACAACGTTGCGGGCGGCATACAAATAGTCCTTTGCCTTTTGCTTCATAACGTCTTCAACGTCTTCGCCCTTTGACGCAGCAACGGATGAAATCGAATCGACACCAAGCGCGACATTGTAAATGTTTTTGATTGCCTCGGCTTGCGGGTCAATCCAATCGTATCGCGGCGTGGCCCATTGGACTTTGTACCATTGAGAATATCCGTTCTTGCCAAGCGGGGCCGGTGGCAAATCTCCGTTTTTGATTCCCTTTGCAATGCGCCAATTCCACAGGCGTTGCATCATGTTCTCGATAAGCCACGCCTGCCACGACGAAAAGGTCCGGTAGGTAGTAAGCAACGCCGCGCGGGATGCAGAGAATGACCCTTGCTTAAAATCCAAAACAAGGAACTCATACGGGATACAAAGCGCGCTCGCCATGATCCGCATGAGCAATTCAGAATACCCGACGTATTGCGGATTAGGAGTAGAACTCGCCAAGCTTTCGATCTTCTCGCCGGGGCGCAAGTAGTAGGTTTGCCCGCCCTCGAACGTTTCAAACTTCTGCGAAGTGGTTGCTCCATTAAGTTCATCCGCATATCCACGCGGCCCAAGGTTTGAAAGCGCACTACCGCCCTGCTCACTATAGATAGCCCAAGCATGCATTGCGTCGAGTACAGACTTATTAAGCACCTCTTCTTGCAACCGTCCGAAATCTGTCACAGCGTTGAGAATTGGAGCAAGTTCTGGAATGCCTCGCACTTGATCCATACGCATTGGGCGAGAAATGAAAACGAAATCTTCTGCCCTAACCACTTCATAGTCGCGCCCGGTGATTACGCCGTTCTTGTCCCTTGCGTGAACGTAGTAGGAAAGAGGAATCCCGTCACGCGATAGGCGAACGCCGTTGACAATCCCGTCAGGCTTTTTCGTTCCGTCTTCTGGATTGCGAATCCGCATCGCTTCGATTGGCTGAATCTGCCCGTTAGCA